ACCCAGAAGAAGGATTTAAAGGTTTTATATCTATCTTATTCAGATACAATGGCGAAATACCATATCAATGAATTAAAGAAAGAAGTAAAACGTAACAAGGTTTTAATGAGTATGCTTGTGGATAAAGCTCCAAAAGCAGACTACACGTTCCGAATGCAATATGGAAATGCGAGCATAGAAGTGGAGCGAGGGGGGTTATTTTCATTCAAACGTGGAATGCACTTAGACGGAGCTTTGATAGCAGATGACATTCTAAAAGACCCTGAAAACCCCCTAAATATTACACAGGTTTCCAAAGTTGAAGATCATTTCCTTACAGAAAGCATGTTTATACCAAACAAAGGAGCACCTATTGTAGTAGTAGGCACTCCTTTATTACCTGACGATATCCTTGCTAAGTTAGCTCAGGATGAACGATTCAGACATAGGAGGCTCCCAGTATTTGATCCCGTCCCCGGACGACCTGTGCTAGCCCCTGAAATATTCAATGAAAAAGAGTTGAAGGTACACCAAAAAGCTAAACCAAAATCATTTGCCTCAGAGTTCTTGCTTGAACCCTTTTATAGCAGTGAGACATATTTTTCCGGTGAGGATATAAATAAAATTGTTGATCCAAGTTTACGTAATTTACCTGCGTTAGCTAGACACAAATTTGATGAGCATACTGAAATTTTTGGTGGATTTGATGTGGGTAAGAAACGTCACCCAAGCCACTTAGCTATTTTCCGTAGGACTCGAAGCAAAATTGAACAGATTCATTCATCTTACTTAGAAGGATGGAACTATATTGATCAAGTAGAGTACTTAAATGAAGTTGCGGAAAACTTTAATATGACTAGAGGCTACATAGATAATACACGAGCAGAGTTAGAAGATAGGGGCTTAGCTAATGTGTGGGTACCCCTCTCATTTACTCCAAAATCAAAGGCAACTATGGCGGGTATAATGGAGGAGCTTATTTTAGGAGGGCGCACCTCATTGTTAGATGACCCTAAACAAAATACTCAGATGATGCAGGTCAACAATGATTTGAAAGCTACTACGACTGTAGCCGGTCACGGTGACGCTTTCTTTAGTGTAGGTATGGCTTTACAGGCGGCTTACGAAACGGATTTGTATGGGATGGAGGTTATCGGAAATCTCCAAGGATGGGTGGATTCAATAGAGTCAAACAAAGGAGGAAAAGACCCCGTAAAAACGTGGTTAGAAAAGCTTGAAAGCCCCAAAGATGAGGAGTATAATACTTCAATGGACGACGCACAATTCCCCCTACCGGGCGCACCAAATCCTAATTGTAACAATAGGTCGTGTACTCCCAAAGCGTGGATAAAAGAAAATAATTTGTGCCTCATGTGTTTACATAGGGGGGATAAGCCCTTGTTACTTTAAAGGAATGGAGAATTACATGGTACAACTATCGCCTCAAGCAGAAGTGATCGCAAGGAAAAGATATTATATGAAAAATGACAAAGAAGAGGTGATAGAAAACGCAGAGATGATGTTTAAACGGGTTGCTAAGGGTGTGGCGAAGGTAGAACCCCTTTACGGGAAGCATGAGATAGATGCTAAGCTGATGGCAAATGATTTCTACGATATCATGGCAGAAAATAAATTCCTTCCTAATTCTCCAACCCTGATGAATGGTGGTACTGAACAAGGTACTTTAAGTGCTTGTTTCGTACTCCCTATTGAAGACAGTATGGAAGGTATAATGAAAGCTGCCCACGATACTGCTATGGTTCAAAAATTTGGTGGTGGCACAGGATTTGCCCTATCAAACCTTCGCCCAAAAGGAGATCGTATTAAGACAACTCATGGTGTATCATGTGGGCCTATTGAAGTCCTGAAAACTCTATCCCGTGTTTCTTCGATGATTACACAAGGGGGTAAGCGTGACGGGGCGAACATGGCAGTTATGGACGTACACCACCCCGATATACTAGAGTTTATAGACTGTAAAAAAACTGAGGGTGAAATCCACAACTTCAACCTTTCCGTTGGGGTGACTGATAATTTTATGAAGGCAGTTAAATCTGGGTCTACTTATCCCTTACTAAACCCCCGTGATAATACGCTAGTTAAGGAACTGGATGCAAGGCAAGTATTCAGTAAAATTGTAAAAGGCGCATGGAGGAATGGGGAGCCGGGAATGGTCTTCCTAGACACCATAAACAAAGATAACAAAGTTCAAAAAGAGCATGGGAGAATGATAGCCACCAATCCTTGTGGGGAACAACCACTACTAGGGAACGAATCCTGTAACCTAGGGTCTATCAACTTGGCTGAATTCTTCAAACCTACTGAGTCATCTACCTCAACGGAACCCTCTGTTAAGTGGCAAGATAATGTTGATTGGGATGAGTTGGCGCAAACAGTTAAAACTGCCACCCGTTTCCTAGATAACGTAATTGATGCGAATGAATATGCTACTGAAGATATTGAGGCAATGACAAAAGCTACCCGTAAAATTGGTTTAGGGGTGATGGGGTTTGCTGACCTGTTGATTCAACTGCGTGTACCTTACAATTCAGATGAAGCTCGTTCTATAGGCGCAGAACTGATGAAGTTTATCCAAACAAGGGCTGACATAGCGTCACAAATACTAGCTGCGGAGCGGGGTACCTTCCCATCGTGGGGGAATTCTGATTTTGCGGCAGAGGACTTGAAATTTAGGAATGCTTGTAGGCTAACTGTAGCACCAACTGGAACTATATCAATGTTGGCTAACACTTCAAGTGGTATAGAACCAACTTTTGCATTAGCATGGAAGAAAATGAACATTCTAGAGGGCGAAACACTTTATTATACTAATAAGTATTTTGAACAGGATGCTAAAACGTATGGTTTCTATTCAGAAGACCTAATGGAACATATTTCTAAGGGTGGCTCACTGAAGGAACGAGAAGATGTGCCTGAGTGGGTAAAGAATGTTTATATTACATCTCCTGAGATTTCAGGTAAAGACCATGTTCTCATGCAGTCGGCATTCCAAGAATTTTGTGATTCAGGTATCTCTAAAACTATTAACCTACCAAACTCTGCTACACAAGTAGATGTTGGGTCTGCTTATATGTTAGCCTATGAGAATGGGTGTAAGGGAATTACAGTGTATAGGTCAGGCAGTAGGGAGAAAGAGGTATTGGTGGCTGAGACTAAATCGGAGTATAAAATACCGGAATATAACCCAGAGTTGTTATACGCTACTTGGGACGGGTCATCGAACGGAGATTATAAGGCGTGGACTGCTAATTTATCTAAATCCTATGAAGATGAGCGAATAAAAGCTATACAACGCTTGACAACCCCAGTTTTAGATAATACAATGGTTCTTGCAAAAGGTTCATGTTGTGATTCACCTATCTTAGTGGAAGAAGGGGGATGTACTACCTGCCACAGTTGCGGGTGGTCAAAATGCCATATAGCATAAGTATAATATGAGAGAAGGAGAGTAGAATGGCTGAAGTAGGTTCAACGTTAAGACAACATAGTGCTCAGTATGTAGCAAAAAGAGATAATTCAGGTACATGGCGTGTGCTCAACGCATGGCATAGTGACTTAGAATCCTTTGATGCGGACACGGATGAAATTCCCGATGATCACGCAGCTATGACTGTCCTTACTGAAGGAGCATTTGAAGCGGTGATAAAAGAAGCAACGGCTGAAGGGGTTCTAGACGGTATACATTTAAATGGGGTGGATGAAATAGAGTACTCTAAACTGGAAGATGAAATTAGTGTGCTACGTGAACAAAACCTTAATCTTCTAGAGCAACTAGATGAGGCAGACAAAAGTAAATCTGAAATACCTAAGACACCATTATCTGAATCAGCACAACTTAGGCAAAAAGGAATGGATAATATTCTTAAAATAATAGGTATGGATGCTCAACAACCACTGGAGTAATGAATGAAGATAAATGATTTCGCACCTCAGGCAGCAAATGCAGCAAACACACTTGTTGAGCTAGGAAACCAAATTGGACAGTTTCATTTAAGTAAAGCGGATGATGGAAGCACGGGGTCTCTACCCCTTCAAATTGGTATTGAATCTATTGTTAACTCGTGGATTCGGAACCAGATGGCTTATCGTACCCAACTCGTTGGGGACTTAAACAAAATTGCTACCCAAGTTCAAGAAATACGAGCACCTCTACAACACATCACGGCAGAGGTTTTTCGACGTGGGATTGTGTGGGAGCCTACCGTTAATGACCCTGATGAAAGTCAGCTTGATGAAATTAATGAGTTTATAGGGGATGCTAACCGATTCCACAAAACGCTAGAGGAAGTTCTTCGCTTAGCGCATTTTGATTTGAATTCAATTGATGATGCTTTTATCCTGTTGAATAAGAGTTATGTTGTCAAAGACGGTAAGCTTGAACAGAAGCTAGTGGAAATTCGCCACTTAGACCCTGCAATCACGGATTTCGACCTAGACGCAAGGGGACTTCCAGAAAACTTCCACTGGTTCTGCCCTGCCCATCGCTTCAAGGTGGTGGAAAAGGATACCCCCACAGATGAAGAGAAGAAAGCTTTAATCTGCTCAGAGAAAGGTTGCGGTTTCCCCCTAAAACCAGCGATGTATAAGTATAGCCACAAGAACGCTATTTACTATCTATTAGACGATGAAATAATACATCTATCGAAGTTCTATCCGACCGATACCTTTGGGTGGTCACCCATCCTAACACTATTTGAAAAGGCATTGACCCTATTAGGGATGGACAAGAACCTTTACAGATACTTCTTTGAGCGTAAGATGCCAGCAGCGATGTTGATGGTATCTACCGATGACCCTGATTCTCTCCGTAGGGAGCGACAGCAGTGGGAGTCAAAGACCAAACAAGATACTAACTATATGCCTATGGTGGCAGTTTCCTCTCGTAATAACCGTGGTAGAGTAGACCTCGTTCGACTTTTCCACACCATGCAGGAAATGGATTACTTACCTATAAGGAATGAGATTAGAGAACGAGTGGCTTCCATGTGGGGTGTAACTCCTGCATGGCAGGGTGCTCCAGAGGGCTTTGGGGGTCTTACCACCCAAACCACACAGCTTGTTGTTATGAGCAGGGTTGTAGAAGGCGATCAACGTATCTTCCACGAAAGGGTATTCCCTAAGATTTTAGATACCTTTGGTATAACTGATTGGAAGATGGTTCTCCCCACACCGGAAGAAAAAGCTGAATCTACAAGGATATCTTTTGCGCTGCAACGTGCTCAGTTAGCACAACAACTTGCTGCACAGGGATATGATGTTGAGTTGAAAGAACAAAATATTGATGCTGAGAATGTCGAATTTGTGGTATCTGGTCAGCAAGTTAATATGGCTAAGATGGGCGCAGAGGCACAGGCATTGTCATTGATGCAGCAGGAACAGCAGATGCAACAGATGCAGCAGGAACAACAAATGCAGCAAGAGCAAGCTGCTCAAGGTGGTGAAGAAGGGGGTGCCCCACCGGGGGGTGGAGGTGCGCCTCTCCAACTCTCACTA